TTGATCCTGCGCCGATTCTTGGGCGCGACGACATGGGTGGCACCGTTGACTGTCAGATCATCACGCCGACTCAGCGGGAGATCATCGACTACAAGGACGGAATGGTCGATGCGTGGGACAGTGCCATTCTTCAGATGGAGCAGTACGCTTACGGTGCGCTGGCAGTAGCAGTGCAGCCTTGGCCGTATCAATCCATTCGGATGACAGTGATTCAGCCTAAGCTGCGGATGAAAGGTGGTGATGCAGTTCGCACTGAGGATCGTGCGATTGCATGGTTCACAGACAATACTGCTACACTAATTGCTGAAGCGGCGGCAACAGACGATCCTGACGCCCCGCTGGTTCCTGGTGATAGTCAATGTAAATTTTGCCGTGCAAAGGGCGGATGCTCTGCACTGGCAGTAAACGTAATGGAAGGAATCGGAATGATGTTTAGTCCCATTCAAGCAGCCCCGCTTGACCTTGCGCAGCAAAGCGCAGACAAAGACCCCAAGACCATGAGCGACGATCAGATTCGTCAGATCATGGAAGCTGCACCCTTGATGCGTACCCTCCTCGATGGTGTGCATGAGGAAGCCCAGCGCCGCCTGCGCGCTGGTCAGACCATTCCCGGTCTGAAGCTGGTCAACGGTCGCGGCACTCGATCTTGGCGCTACTCCGATGAGGAGATGGAGGACAAGCTCAAGCGCATGGGTGTGCCCAAGTCGGCGCTGTATGTGTCTAAGTTTGTAAGCCCCGCTCAGGCTGAAAAGCTCAAGTGGGAGAAGGGCAGCGGTGACGCTGCTACCAGCAAGACGCTTTCCGAGCGTCAACTCAAGACGATGGAGTCCGAGTACGTCACTAAGACGTATGGCGAACCTGTCGTTGCACTTGCCAGTGATAGCCGCACTGCTATCACAGTCAACGCTGCGCCGCTTTTTGGCGCAGTCGAATCCCTACCGTCATGGTTAACTCAGGAGTAATCGTAATGTCCGACATCATCTATCTCAGCAACGTGCGCCTGTCGTTCCCGCACCTCGCGGAACCGCAAAAGCAGGTTAACGAAGTTACGGGTGCGACTCGCATCAGCTACAACTGCGAGTTCATCATGCCGCAGGATCACGCTGGCTTTGCCCAGTTTATGCAGCGGTACGGTGCGATGGCGCTCGACAAATGGAAAGAGCACGCCAACACCGTGATGAGCATGATTAACGGTGATCGCAAAACCCGCTGCTACGGACGCGGTGAGGAGAAGGTCAACAAGAAGACTTTTACGCCTTACGACGGTTACGCGGGAAATGTTTTTATCACTGCTGGTCGGGATACGCCTCCGCAGGTGATCCAGGCTGACGGTCAGCCGGTTGATCCTGCTAACACGATGGCATATCAGGCACTCGCACGCGCCATGTATGGTGGTTGCCGTGTGAATGCTGCCGTCAAGCCTTGGTTGCAGGACAACAAGCACGGGCGCGGTGTGCGCTGCGACCTAGTGGCGATCCAGTTCGCTGGCGACGACAAGGCGTTTGGCGAGGGTGCTGCTGACGCATCGAGCATGTTCGGTGCAGTGGCTGCGCCTGCCGCTCCTGTTGCCGCAGCCCCGATGCCCCTGCCTCCGTTCATGATGCCTCAGTAAATGGATTTCATCTACGACATTGAGACTTTTCCTAATGCGTTCACGGTCGCCGTGGAGCACGCGGACTTGCCTGCTCAGTGGTCGTTTGAAATTAGCGACTGGTGCAACGACTCCGATGCTTTGCGGGAGTTCTTGCACTGGTTGCGCGCAAATAAACACAGGATGGTCGGGTTCAACAATCTTGGGTTTGACTATCCTGTGCTTCATGCGTTCATGCGGATGGGTAAGGCGAACGCAGCGACGTTGTATGACAAGGCACAAGCAATCATTCAGGGGCAGGACGGTGATGACCGATGGAAGCACACGGTCAAGCCCAGCGACCGCATGGTCGAGCAGATCGATCTGTTCAAGATTCACCACTTCGACAACAAAGCCCGCAGCACTGGTCTGAAGGCTTTGGAGTTCAACATGCGGGCAGACTCGATTGCTGATCTACCGTTTCCTGTTGGCACCATACTTGACCGCCAAGACATTCAAAAGCTCAAGCTGTACAACCAGCATGACGTAGCGCAGACAAAACGGTTCTACCAGCATACGCTGCCGATGATCCGGTTCAGAGAAGAACTGAGTGCGAAGCTCAAACGCGACTTCATGAACCATAACGATACGAAGATCGGCAAAGACTACTTTGCGATGGAGCTTGAGTCAGCCGGTGTGCAGTGCTACAAGGTCGGCCCCGATGGGCGCGAGCCATTGCAGACACTGCGTCCGGTGATTCACTTGAAGGACGCGATCCTGCCGTGGATCAACTTCGATCACTCGGAGTTCAAGCGTGTCCACACTTGGTTGCTTGGTCAGTCAATCACTGAGACAAAAGGTGTCTTCAAGGACTTGCGAGCCAACATCAACGGGTTTGAGTTTGTGTTCGGACTTGGCGGCATTCATGGATCGGTTGAGTCGATGGTGGTGGAGTCGGATGACGATAACGTCATCATCGACTTGGATGTCACCAGCTACTACCCGACATTGGCGATCCAGTGTGGGTTTCACCCTGCGCACTTGGGTAGCAAGTTCTGCGAGATTTATCAGGAATTATTTCAGCAGCGTAAAAGCTATCCAAAGGGGTCTGCTGAAAACGCAATGCTCAAGCTCGCGCTGAACGGTGTCTACGGTGACAGCAACAACAAGTTCAGCATCTTTTACGACCCGCTGTTTACCATGCAGATCACGCTCAACGGTCAACTGCTGTTGTGCATGTTGGCAGAGAAACTACTCAAGTTTCATGGAGTGCAGATGATCCAGGCTAACACTGACGGATTAACGATCAGGTTGCCATACGATTGCATGGATCAGGTTGAGTATTGGGTTCGGGAATGGGAACAGCAGACCGGACTTCAAATGGAGCAGAAGACCTACCGCGCCATGATGATCCGCGATGTGAACAACTACATCGGGCAATACGAAGATGGGTCACTCAAGCGAAAGGGTGCCTACGAATACAACATGGCATGGCATCAGGACGCTTCAGCACTGGTGGTGGCGAAGGTTGCAGAGAAGGTACTGGTTGAGGGTGCACCTATTCGGGAAACGATTGAGCGATGGCCCGACATCATGGACTTCATGTGTCGCATCAAGGTGCCTCGCAATTCGTACCTAAGCGTCGAATCGAATGGGCAGTACAAGACCATTCAGAACACCAGTCGGTACTACGTTGCCGAAGGTGGCGACTCACTGGTGAAGTGGATGCCGCCGCTCAAGGGTAAGACCGAGTGGCGCAAGATCGGTGTGCAGTCGGGATGGGGTGTGCAGGTGTGCAACGACATTAAGGACATCTCGCTGCCGGTTGACTTTGATTTCTATGTGAAGGAGGTGGAAAAGCTATGTTTGATTCTCGCATGACGCGGCAAGCCGAGCCGGTGGCGTGGCAAGACAAAGCAACCCCGACAGAGATTGTCGCTGCTGAAGACTGGGAAAACATCGACCCTGCCTGGCATTGGATGTATCGACCGCTCTACGCCGCACCCCAGCAGGTCGAGCCGGATGCGGTGCTGGCCGAGCGCGAAGCCTGCGCGACGATCATTCAGCGTGCTGGCCTGCCCTCTATTGCCGCAGCCATCCGCGCAAGGGGAAGGGAATGAACGCCAACAACACTCAATGCGGCGGGAGCCACTACAAGAACAAGGCGATCCAGCCTTGGGACTACATCGTGGCAAACAACTTGGGGTACTTGGAAGGCAACATCGTCAAGTATGTAAGTCGTTGGAAGGAGAAGGGCGGTGTGGAAGACCTACGAAAGGCTAGTCATTACCTTTCAAAACTTATCGAGGTGGAAATTGCTGGAAAAGCAGATTGAAGAAAAAGTCTGCGAGTACGCAAAGACTAAGAACATTCTAGCGTACAAGTTCACCAGTCCATCGCGGGCAGCGGTGCCCGACCGATTATTCATCATGCCTAATGGCAGGATGTTTTTTTGCGAGTTCAAGCGCGAGGGGCAAAAACCCACAGATGCGCAAGAACGCGAGCATCACAGACTTCGACAGCACAAAGTAAACGTATTCGTAATTGACAATGTAAAGGATGGGATGCTGATGATTGATCTGATGGTGATGGGGATATGAACGTCCTAGTTGCGTGTGAGTATTCCGGCAGAGTGCGGGACGCTTTTAGCAGGATGGGACACTTTGCGATGTCCTGCGATTTGCTGGAGTCGGAGGTTTCCGGCCTGCATTATAGGGGTGATGTGTTTGACATCATCGAGTGTGGATGGGACTTATTGATCGCGCATCCCCCTTGCACATATCTGACAAATTCCGGCGTGTGCTGGCTACACAAAGACCCTTCAAGATGGGCATTACTTGATGAAGGCGCGGCTTTTTTCAAAGCGTTGTTGACTTGTTCTATTCCGAAAAAGTGCATTGAAAACCCGGTTCAGCATAAATATGCAAAAGACAGAATAGGCAAAAAACAAAGTCAAGTCATTCAGCCTTGGATGTTTGGTCACATGGAACAAAAAGCGACTTGCTTGTGGCTTGAAGGTCTTCCTTTGCTTACGCCCACAATCAATGTCAAAGATGAAATGATGCGGTTACCAAAAAGAGAACGGGAAAGATTGCATTATCTCCCCCCGTCCCCTGATCGTTGGAAATTACGAAGTAGAACGTACCAAGGGATTGCTGACGCAATGGCTGCGCAGTGGGGTGCGACATGCTGACCGCAAACCTGCTTCACCCATACCAACAAAAGGCAGTCAACTTCCAGTCCACTCGGCAAAGCTCAATGCTTTGGCTCGATATGGGACTGGGCAAGACTGTCATCACGCTAACGTCACTTGCGCACCTGTTGTCGGTGGGCTACTTGCGCAGCGTCATCATCGTGGCTCCGATCCGAGTCATCCGATTGGTGTGGCGTCAAGAGGCTGAGAAGTGGCAGCACACTAAAGACTTGACGTTCAGTTTGCTGACAGGCTCACGCGATCAGCGCACACGCGCACTGATGCGCCCTGCGAACATCTACCTAATCAACTACGAAAACTTGGGATGGTTAAGTGACACCATCCAAACCTATTTTGTAGCCAAAAAACGCCCCATGCCATTTAACGGAATTGTGTGGGATGAGATTAGCAAGATGAAGAACAGCAACACCAATCGAGTAAAAGCGTTCCGCAAGATCGCAGACCAATTCGACTGGTCTACAGGACTCACCGGCACACCGGCTAGCAATGGCTACAAAGACCTGCATGGTCAATTCTTGGTAGTGGATCGTGGTGAGCGTCTTGGCACCAGCAAGACCGCATTTCGCACACGGTTTTACCGCAAAATCGGGCCGTACAAAGAGGTGCCGTTTGATGACACTGAGGACAAGATCAAGACATTGATCGGTGACATCACGTTGGAGATGAGTGCGGAGGACTACAACCCGCTGCCTGACCTGATGGTGAACGATGTCGAGATCGAGATGCCTGGGGAACTGCGGGACATGTATGAGCGCATGGAGCGTGAGTTCTTCCTGACGCTCGACAGCGGCACCACGGTTGAGATGTTTAATCAGGCGTCACTGACCAACAAGTGCTTGCAGTTCTCCAACGGTGCCATGTACCCAGTAGCAGGAATGCCGCTATGGGAGCCGGTGCATGAACTCAAACTCGATGCACTGGAGGACATCATTGATGAGGCTCAGGGTTCCCCGATCCTGTGCGCCTATGCTTATCGAAGCGATGCAGAACGGATCATGACGCGGTTCAAGCATTTGAACCCGATCAACTTGACAGAGTGCAAAACCGAGCGGGCACTGGTCAATGCCATGCGCCGTTGGAAAGCTGGGGAGTGCCCCCTGATGATCGGTCATCCGGCGTCGATGGGTCACGGCATTGACGGGCTACAGGACAACGGGCACATCTTAGTGTGGTTCGGATTGAACTGGTCACTCGATCTGTACGAACAGTTTAATGCTCGGGTGCGCCGCCAAGGTCAAGGTGTGCCGGTAATCTGCCACCGTATCCTGATGCGATCAACATTGGATCAGGCTCAAGCCCTTGCGCTAAACGACAAGGCGTCTACCCAAGCTGATTTGAGAAGCGCAGTGAAACGATATCGAGAACTAAAGGAGGCAGCATGAGCAACAAGCAATTCGTACCGCGCACAATGAAGTCAGCATTTGGGCCTTATGCCAAGCTCCATGTGGAAAAACCCAAGTTCAGCGCAGTAAATTACATACTGCCGTTGGCAGTGTTGGTTGTGTACGCTGTTTGGATGTATGTGATGATTGCGGGGGTGAGATGAGCGAATTACATCAGGCGGCACAAGCGGCATTGGAGGCATTGGAAGAGTTAGTTGAGCAAGCCCCCTTTGCGCGTTATTTGAAGTTGACCAACGATCTTCGCACCGCGCTTGCATTTCACAAGTATTCCGATGCCTTGGAAAAGCATCGGCAAATCACTCATAT